TTATCTGATCAGTAATTATAGCTGCCATTTGAGATTTTTTATTTATTTATGTTGAATAACTTTGAGTTTTTAAGAATTGCTTTCTCTTGACGATTGGCCCTGTCAATATACCAGTAACTCCATTAGATGTGTTGACTGGATAAGAACGAACTGTGTTTCGATCATTTAGCATTAACTTACCATAACTATAATCACCAAAGTACATACTATGACCTAAACCAGTTAACCCGTTAAGACTATTGACACTGACCACAACCTGTGTAACAACTGTAGATCCAAATCCCATCGCATCGGTGGTCACACCTAATGTGCGATGAGCAACACGATAAACATTATCAATGTAAGTTGTACCAACACCAACAGCACTGCCATCAGTATTTAGTGATGTTAATCCATGACCAACATTAGAATTACTTACAATGAAAAAGTCTCCAACATTTAATCCAGATGTAACAATTCCACTATTACCACCTGAACCCGATGCTCCCTGTGTAAATTCAGATTTTCTTAAGAATGAATCAGAGGGGATCACTAAATCAAATACTAATCCAGTAACAGCAACTCCAGCCAAGGATGTAGTTCCAACACCAGTAATAATACCATGATCACCATTATATGATATAACTGTATTCTCCTCCTCAAGAACAGGATCAGCACCAATAAGGACAACTGGTGGAGTAGCGTCACTATATCCTGTTCCATCAGTAGAAACAGTTATACCCGTGACAACACCATTTGTAATAGATGCAGTCGCTTCTGCACGAGCAGTGGTTCCAAGACCAACAGGATTTTGTATGGTGACTGTTGGTGCACTATCATATCCTCTACCACCAGTTGAAATTGCAACCGATGATATTGTTCCAGCAGCGGATACGATTGCAGTTGCTGCTGCTGCTAATCTCTCGACATTATTAACAATTACTATATCCTTCTGGAATTCGGTTGATACACTATTTTCATTTTTAGCATTAAAGAATGGTCTTACTCCAGTCACATATGCAATCGTTGTACCAATACCAACTGTTTGAATTAAGTTAGTTGTTGGTGTGATGTTTCCTTTATATAAATCTCTGTCTTTATGTACAATTTTACCTTCAACAATTTTATCTTCTATTTGTTTTGTCCAAACAACTGGTCTAAATTCTCTTGTATCTTCAAAAACACCTGGCCCATTATAGTTATTTGTGTCAACAGAATTTGATGATGTGATTTCAATTACACCTCTAGTTTGTTCTTGAAGATAACTCGCTTGATCAAGAGATCTAGAGTAACCGACAGTCAACTCGTCACCAACTTTGACAGTTTCAGTAATATCTCTGTCAACAACATCTGCACCACCAGTTCCACGATAAAATAATATTTTAAGCGTATCTTCAAACTTAGGTGCTTCATCAAATGTGATATTACTACCACCTAAGAATGTATAAGATTTTCCGGGTATTTGAAGAATATCATTAACAAATACAAATAATGTATCTTGAACTGTGACCGGTGATCCGGGTTTTGCTTGAATTGATATTGAATCTCCACCAACTGTAAGAGGAAATGTTCTACGTGATCCGTCAAATAAATTTTGGAAAGTATCTAATACCTGTAATTGACCAACAGACCAACCACTAAATTGATCACTTGCAATATCATTTACTGTAATTCTGAATTCTTGATTATCAACAAAATTAGGTGTTGTTGGAATTCCAGCAGATCCTGTTAATGAGAGTGTGAGTATTTCACTAATACCATATCCATATCCAGTATTTGTAATTTTGAAGTCCATTATAGTGGATCCTTGACTCACAACAACATCTGCTCTTGCTTCAGATCCGGCAAATCCCGGAGATGATGTGCTATGAATCAACTGCATATCACTATATGATAGAGGGTCATCAATGACAACTTTCATTAATTGATTTACTTTACCGCACCTTGCATAGTTATGAGGTCTTGTCGAAATTCCAGTGTTTACCTCAAATGTGGTTGCATCAAGAACTCTCAACACTGTTGATCCATCAAAACCAACATCCTGACCACTAGCTGAGTTGTTATTTGCTCTTGGTGCTATTAATACTGGTTGAGCACTACCACCAGTTACATAGAAAGTTGGAACTGTAGATATACCAGCATTTATTGTAAACTGAGTTGCGCTTGCAACACCAATAACAGGTGTGCCACAGTAAATTGGATCACCACCATGTGGATTAGTAACAGAGTTTGCACGAGGATAGTAATGAAGTGCACCACCATTATCTAAAGCACAAGTAAATCCTAGTCCAGTTAGTAAAACATCACTACTCTTACCAGTTGTTGATAAACCATGAGCAGTAGAGGTTGTTACTGTCATTATACCTGTTGTGTTGGTATAGATTGCACTTTGAACACCTACAGCTGGAGCATAATCACAAGTAAACGCAATTCCAGATAACACCACCTCATTTCCTACAGACAAGTTATGTGCTGTTGATGTTGTAACAGTTGTGAGACCTGTGATAGATGTGTAACCTACATTTGTTATGTCTCTAGGCACATAAAATACTCTATCAGTTGTTATTGCAACACTTGTTACATGTCCACCTGATACTATCGCCGTTCCAATTGATACTAATCCACCACTATTAAAGCTTTCAGTTTGAATCGCTACATTGACAGTTTGAATACCAGATCTATAACCAGATCCAGAATTACCAATTGAAACAAATAATATTTGACCTGTAGATGTTCCTATACCCACAGTTGCACCAGCAGAAACTAATGGTTGATATCCAAATCCACTTGTTGATGCTACAGATACAATTACACCACCAACAGGTATACCAGCAGTGTTAATATCTCTTGCTACAGAACTTGCAGCACCAGTCCATGTTAATGTGGTTCCAGAACCCACAGTTTCTAATGTAAAATCACCATTTGATCCCGGTGCTTGTAATATACCATTCACAAGAATGAGCGCATTGTTAGTTGCAATACCTGTTTTTTGTGCTTTGTCTACAGTCAGTGCGTATTCTCTACTTCTTCCGTTAAAGTCTGATGTCAAATCATCATAAAGATGATTAGTAGAGTATGTTTCTGTTGTGCCATTTACAATACCAGATCGAGTGAACACTCTTCCTTGGAAACTAGATGAGGTTGTAATACCTACAAAGTCCCTCTCATCAGGAGGATTTGTTGTTGATCCTATTGGATTTTTTCCGGGAGGTGCCTCTGAGAATGTTATTTCATTTTCAACAATATTATAATTACCTCTTATTTTTTCAACTAAAGACCCTGTTGGGAATCCGGCTATTGATGTTCCTAATCTCTGTCTCCTTACTTTAATACCATTTGTTGTTCCAATACCAACAGATAATATCTTCATTACCTCACTTGTATTACCACTACTTACACGAATATTATCCGCACCGAAGAATGATGTTATACCAGTGAAGAATATGACATCTTGAGACTTATCAATACGTCTATCAAGAGTTGTTGTTACAGATGTTCCAGCAATTGGAGATTGTAGATAATTATCTATTGCAACTAATACTCTTGTATTTGCATTTTTAGATGTAAATGAATGTGATGTTCCGATACCAACATGAGTTAAATCGAGAGGCACCGCTACTTCTTTCAAAGCATCTTGAGCAGTTCTTGCCAACTGAATTTTATTTTCTCCTTTTTTAATAACAAAGAGTGATGATGGTAATAATGTGGTCGTTATTCCTAGTGCGGGGAATGATGTTGATGCTATTCCGATAGCAGATGAAACACCAGTCCTTCTATCTGTGTGTGCATATGATACCTCTTCACCTGATACAAAGAAATGATTAGGTAAGGTAATTGTATTCGCAGTGACATTAATAATTTCAGAGTCTGATCCATCATAGGGTTTTTTAAATATTGGATCTCCGTTATGCTCTAAGGCAAATTTTGTTTTGATTGCAGATTGTGTACCTTCATAGTTTGCGAACGCACTTTCTAATGAAGCATTTTGTAAATCTTTATTAGCTTCACCACCTACATCTCTTGTTGCACCCGATGGTAATAACTCTGTGTTTTCTTCAACTCTTAAAGAATTAAGGAAGGTAGTGATTGAAACCCCAATACCTGCATTTGGTACAAAAGTTATTTCAGTAACATTGTCTGATGTTCTTCTACCACTAATTGTTCCAAGACCAGCAAAAGCAGTTCCAACTTTAACATTTCCAAATTCTGTAAGGTAAACATTATCATCGTCTGTATAATCATCAATTATCATCACCTCTGCTAACTCATAACTTCCGTTTAACTTATCAGCAATTTGAACAATGCAATATGCAGCATCATAAGCATCACTGTAACTTGCAATACCAACTGGAACTGGAGTTGATGATGATGAAATACCTGTGCTTTGTGCAGACATTTCGGCATAAGCCATGTCATAAGATCCGATTCCAATATATCCCTCAGTTGCAATACCAATCGCAGTTGCGTTTACAAAAGCAGTTGTCAATCCAGCATCTGGTGTGTATCTTACAACAAGATCGTTTCCAACCATTAATGGGAAGAACGTTCCTATATTACCAGTTGACGAGTAAGCATCCGATGAGTGTATTGTTAATTGACCATACTCTTGGAATCCAACGTTTGTTCCATCGTGTATAATACTTACCTGATCATACTCAACACTTCCATCACTTCCCTCTACACTCACAAATAGCTTTGCTGATCTATGTCCAGAAACTGTTGTTCCTATACCAGCAAGCGTAAATACTGTTCCTGCTGCACCACCAGCAACAGATACACAGGTAGATTGAATACTAACCAATGATCCATTTAGACCCTCAGATGTAGACGGATCAAAAGGTTCGGCGGGGATAGATGTGGTTGCAGTCGCAACGTTAGTTGTTGATACACCTAATTGATTAGTATCAATTTGATAAGACCACAACACCACGTTGTAATCATTAATTGTAAATTTATGTGGGAAGAATCTAAGGACAGATTCAACACCATCAATAACAAAATCAAATGACCCAAGATCCAAAGTAGTCTCAACTGAACCATATTGATTCATCATGGTCAATCCTTTACCAGTATCATGCAATGTGTTTATAATCATGATCTGTCTTTCACCGGTAAATAATCTATCTTGAATGTAAGCTACAAAGAATTGAGCACGACCATCCGATAATCTATTGCGATAAACATCAGCAAAAGGAGTGGATCTCGCATTGTTATTAAATAAGTTACTAAAGTCGTCTATAGTAACAACTCTGTTTGATATGGATTCTGAAAAATCTGTTAATATTCTTGATTTAAAGTTAATTTCATCAGAAAATGGTTTTTCAAATCCACTTATGTAGTTTTCTGATACTAAATCAAAATCATGGAATGATTGTAAATTTTCTACACTCACTAAATCCACTAATTTTGTAAGAACACTCTCTGGTCTAACAATCAAATCATCAGATCTGTCATTTGGTAATTGTGATTCTAATTGAAGATTAGCAAATTTCTTAAACCCTGCTGTGTGATTTAAAGATCCAACAATATCCTTCCACTCATCGAACTGAACTCTTGACTTAACTGAGTATGAGAACGCATGATAATATTCATTATCATGAACTCTTTGAATTTCATCATTTAAAAATCCTGTTCTTCTTTGCCAACCATTATCTACAACAGAAAAATGATTCAATCCGTATTTTGAAATAAATTTTATTTTTTCTTTTACAATTCCCTTTGCACCAGTTGGAGCTGTATATTCATTATTTCCAACTCTTTCACCTCTGAATTTTGTCTGTTCAATTATTTGACCAACTTCAAACTCTCTATTGCTTTCAACTGTAAGATATTTACTTGAGTTATTCCAAGCAGAAACCTCACCCTTTACAACAGTTCCAGAACTGTCAATCATCTGAATATCATCATTTATTCTAAAATCAGTTGGTTGTAATTTTATATCAAATTGTGGGAAGTATTTTTCCGGCACTAACGTAGCATCTGATTTAGCAGCGTTAAATATTCCGGGAAATTCAGTATTTTTTTGTAAAAATTCTGCCATGCTATAAGTAACAATTCCAACACCACCATAATTTGGACTTACCTTTGTCAAAGTGAATAAAGCATAATCATAATCTGAAGAGTTATATCCAGAAGCTGTTGATCCAACACCCACACTTACATTTTCAACAAGAACTTTATCTCCTACACTAAATGGGAACGGATCAATATACTCACCAATAGCGTTTAAAGTGCCACTGAAAGAATTTTTGATTGTAACAGTAACTTCCTGTGTAGAATTGTCGTATGTAATATTCTTCGCCCTTATACCATTTGAGTTACCAATAGGTATTAAAGTTGGAATTGAATCGTTAAGAGATTCAGAGTTTTCTAAAATCTCTACAATTTCCTGATCTGGTCGATATCTTAAATCAACATCTGTAATTGGTTTTTTAGTAACACCATCTAATACTACCAAACTAGGATTTTGATTATATCCTCTTCCAAAAGATGTAATACCTATTGACTTAAAACCACTTAATGGTGATATTCTCAATACTTGTGGATATAAAACTTCTGGTTTTAGAGTCGTATCACTTGGGTAGTCAAATCCAATATTTTCAAAAGAAATTTTTGTTGGCTTACCAATTGTTGAAGAGAAAGTTTCAACAACAGCACCACTACCTGAGTCAGATGTTATCGTTGTTATTCCGGGAACAATTTGATATCCACCACCAGTTTCAGTTATTGTTATTTCGTCAATAGATCCATACGCACTTGTAGATATTGTTGAATATTTGAGAGTCGATGTCGTTGTTGAATAAGAGTCCGATTCAGGAGCGATTGGTAAATCATATGTAAATGTTGTAGATCCAGTTGAAACAATATTAAATCTTCCGCTGTAGGCACTCTCTCTTGTTGAAATATTGTTGTTAAGTGAAACTTCATCGTCAACAACTATTTCTTTATTCTCAGTTAAATTATCTGATACATTGACTGCTGATAACTTATAATATAAATTTTTTGGAGTATTTTCATTAATTTTTAAAGTTACTTTTGCATCACCAGTAACACCAACAGTTCCAGTTCTTGTAACATCAAAAGTGGCATCAACTCCACTTGTTTCATATTTGTTATTAAATTTTACATCTTTAAAGATATCAAAGTTAAACGCGGGATAAGATGTAGCACTAATAGTATAAGATAATGAAGAATCACTTAAATCAAAGATAGCATTAGATCCTTTGTAAAATACGAAAGGAGGGTTAATTGGAGAAATCGTTCCATTTCCAGTTGAAGTAATACCAACAAATTCTGGAATATCTTGAGACAGTTGATATTTACTTTCAACAAATTTTAAGGTGTTCGCATCTACAACATAAACATAATACTCTTTATTATTATCTAAACCAATCGGATCATCAGAAGTATGAATTACTTTTGTCCCTGTTGTTAATTTATGATCATTAATGTTTATTGAATCTCGAATACCACCTGTAGCTGAACCTGTAACTATTCCTGCAGCAACATAATCTAAAGGATTAAACACTGCTTTACGACGGATTTTATTATATTTGACTGTTATCGTTGTGTTGATTCCAGTATTAACATCTACAAAAACAACGTCATTATTTTTCAAACCATGAGTGCCAGTTCCCACTATGGTGACTACGTTTCGAGTAATTGATCCAGAAACTTTATCTCTACCTTTCAATCTTAAACTGTGAATCGATCCAATACCAACATCTAAAAATTGTATTTCTTCAAAGGTTGGAAGTGTTCCTGTTAAACCTAATCCAAATCTTATACCAGTTGACCCTAAACCAACTCTAACAGTTGATAATCCAATCAGATCATCAGTCTTTTTAATTACAAACAAAGTTGTTCCAATACCAACTGTTGAATCAACTGTGGGAGTTGCACTAAAAAATTTAACTTTTGGTGCTACCTCTGACCCATTTACACCATTTAATTCATAATTAACAACGTCACCAGTTTTTAATCCATGTTTAGGAAGGAAGATGGATCCTCTTGGTATCAATCTAGTAGTTGGCCCTACTCCGGGATTATTAATAGTGATTGTATTACCAATACCAGTTTCATTATCAGGATTTGAATGTGATGTCCCAATTGAATCTGATGGATTAAAGTATATTTCTTTGTCCTCTCTTGATCGAAAACTCGTTTCAATTCCAGAAGAAAAAGTAAATACTCTAGGTATCTCTTCAAGAATAGTTGATTGAGTATGAGATACTCCAACTGCTTCGACTGGTCTCAATACTCTGATTCGAGATGAGATGGTATCAACTTCCAATACTTTGACGGTCTCAGTTGATAAACCAACTTTAAATAGATCATTTGTTCTTATTTTTTCTAAATTACCTTCAACATTAAAGAAAGTAACTATACCAGTTGCACCGGCTGTTCCGATTCCTTGTGATAAAATAAGTCTTGTAGAAGATATGCCAATTTCATAAGATCCGATAAGTTCTGATCTAGTTGTTGAAAGACTCCCAACATTTACAGTGACTTTATTTTGTAAATTAAGTGATGTTGATGCAATACCAACGAATGTCTCTCCCAAATCTCTATAAAACTTTATTCCAGAAATGGATTCTTTGGATACACTAATACCTGAGATTGATCCTTTTAACTTAGTTACTTTTGCTTGTGCAGCAGAAGAATTTGAAATTTTTTTATCAAAGATTACTTGGTCATTAACTTTATAATTAATACCACCAGAAGTTATTCCAACTGAATTAACACCACCCTTTGTTACAAAGTCAATATTTGAATCTTGATTAACAAATTTATATGATTCTGTAAAATAACCATATCCACTAAAATCTTTATTAACTGCAAGTGGATATGTATTTCTTACAGCGTTTGAAGTATTAATATCAAAGTCTTCTTGATTAGAAAGTCTACTAAAATTAAATTTAATAGGTTTTGAATTAAATTTATCACCAATTAAATATGGAAACTTTGGTTTTTTAAAATTTTTGAATATTCCGTCAGAGGCAGCTGTTGAATCAAAAGTAGCAAAATAAGCGTAAGTTCCATTTGGATACTCTGGTGTAATGCAAAATCTACCATTATTTTCATCCAATACAGAATCATCGTTTGATACTTTGTAAGTGAAATCTTCTACAAAAAATTCTGGGGGAAAAGAACTTACTGGAGGTCTATTAACTTTTTTTGCTGTCTCATCAACATATCCAGATTTCATCTGAACGATATCACCACCATCTTTTCTTGAGAATCCATAAGGGCCATAAATTGGATTTCCATCATATGCCCAACCTAAAATTGGTGAGTGTTGATCACTGTCACTTTCCACTCCGTTTATAAGACTTAAATCTTTTTTACCAAATAAAATGTTACCGCTTGGATCATTTGCGTATGATATTCTTCTTAAATTTCTAGCTGCGTAAGTATATGAACATTGAAGACCGAATAGACGATTGGTTGGTAAACTAATAAAAACGTCATCATCATTTAAATTTAATAAATTTTTTCTAAAATTATTAATTCTCCATTTTTGAATAATAGGTTTGAATCCTGAGTTTTTTCCTGATGCATCAACTCTTATTGTTGTGGTTGTGGTTCCATATCCCATCCCAGTGCTTTCAATGTTAACTGAAGTTATAGTTCCGGATGAATTAATTATTGGAGTGAGTCTTGCATCAGATCCTATTCCCAATACCACTAATTCTGGTGGTGAATTGTAATCAGTTCCACCATAATTAACACTAACGTCAACTATTTTACCATTAGTGATAATTGGAGTTATAACAGCATCTCTACCAGTATTTAAATTAATTTCAGGAACTCTGTCAAAATTTATTATTTCAGAAGCACCATATCCAACACCTGTATTTTTTAATTGAAGCGAAGTTATCTGTCCTCTAAAAATTGGTTGTAAAGAAGCTTGAAAAGTATTTCCAGATATTGATGATATACCAACTCTACCAATAACCTCTACCGATATTGGAGGATAGTTAAAAGTATGAGTTCCAACACCGGTATTTCTAAATTCGTTAAACTGTCCCGTATTAAAATAAAAAGAACTTACAGTTGTACCGACACCTACTGCTGCCAATTTAAATCTATCTTTATCAATAACTGAAACATAATATTGCTTGTCTGTTGATAAACCATCTATTGCTGTTCCATCAACTGAATATTGAACAATTTCACCCGTTTTGTAATCATGATTATTGATGTTTATAATGTTTGAAGATGTGGTTATCCCTGTTGCTTCACACGATCTTTGTTTATTCTCATATCCCGATCCACTCTCCAATATAACAACTGAACTTAAAATTGCTTTTCCATTCAAGGATTTAAAAGATTGTACTCCGCTTCCATAAGATGTAAGTGATATTGTGCCAACTCCAGAAATTGCCTCATCATAACTTTCATGTAAAGTAATGGTATATTCAGATACAGAGGATACATAATAAGTTGACTGTGTTGCTAAACCTACGATAGGAATGCTTCCTAGAGGGTCGTATATGACTCTCTCACCCTGTCTAAATCTATGATAGGTAGTAAATCCTATCGATGATGTATTTATTCCGGCAGCGTCTAATTTTATCGTTCCAAGACCTA